CTAGTTGCGTTTTGATTAAAAGGCACAGTTGTTGCCTCATCTCTCCACTTAACAGTCTCACCTGCACTTATAACAGATGGAAGATCAGATACCCACATAATGACCTCTACCAGTTAGTAACATAATCAGATTGTACATTCTTTGGTCTTATTCTACCTCTATTTGCCTTAGAATCACTATTTTGATTTTGATATCGTTTTTCTAGCTGATTCCATAATGTTCTGCGGTCATATAATTGATACAAACGATGTAATGCTGCATACGCATAAACCATCTCATCTAACGCCTCGTTTCTAACACCACTTTTCTTTACCCATACCCTGTCAAACTGATATCCATTACGTTGTTTTCTTATTTCTCTTTCTGCTGTAAGTTCTTCAAAATAATCAGATGTAATTGTTGGATAAAAATGTAAAGCACCTTTGCCTGGCTCTGCCTCTTTTAATCTTCTATGCATCTGCGTTTTTATTTTATTAACAGCAACAGAAAATAACATTACGCTACCTCTTCTTGTTTTACCTGTAGATCCATAATCTATTTTGTTTGGCTTGCTTAAAAATGCATCGTTGCGAAGTTTACCTATACCTTTTATTGCTATCATTCCTAACTTTGTTCTTTCTCTTACATAGTTATATACCTCATCAGTAAAGTGACCACCAGTATCTATAGCAGCTACTTCGATACGCATTTTTATTCCATTTACATTGGTGTATGGCGTTTGTAATATTTCATCTAACTGTTGCCATACATCTGGTCTAGATGGTGAACCATATATTTTTACTCTATCTAATAAGAAAAACTCTTCATTTCTACCAGCACCCCAAACAGACAAACTAAGTCTGTCATCTTGTGTATCAATACCAGCTAACAAAACTAATACATCTTCTGGCGGCACACCTTTTTCATAATCCTCGTTAGCTGCTTTTTCCATTAAAGCACTAGCACCTACCTTAGATTCGTACTCATCTTGCCAAACCTCACCTAAAACAGTATTTATAAATGTGCGTAACTGCTCTGGATTATCTTTTGATGCTAACCATTCTTCTGCAAGATTAGCCCAAGACGCATTTGGTGAATATGAATAACCAGCCCATATATGAAAACCAACGTGCTTACCATTACCTTCAGCAGTTGCTCGCCATTCTCCTCTTTCGACCATCCATCGTTTTTTGCTGTGTGGGATGAAAACACCGCACGATTTACAGCAATATGAGGCTGTATTTAGATCATTTCCTTGCCATTTTATGTTATTCCAGACAAAATACTGCATTTCGCCGCATTCTGGACACGGAACAAAGTATCTTCTTTGATCAGACTCGCTAAATAGCTTTTCTATGCGTGAAAAGTCTTGAACAGTAGGTGTAGAACCTGCAACTATCTTTCTATTCCAGTAATATTCTGTTCTTCTTATTCCTAACTTTATTTGATCTCCTTCTGTACCCGCTCCACCTACAGGATAACCATCGACCTCATCAAAAAGAACAATACGTCTACTAACTCTACGAAAACCTCTAGGTGAGTTAGCTCCTACTAGTCCTAACGTGCCACCAGGAAATTGTTTTTGTAATAATGTGTTCTGACCATCTTTTGCTTTGGCCTCAGACACTAAACCATGTAAACATTTTGTATCTCTAAGCATTGGTGCTACTTCTTCCTTAGAATATCCAGTTGCATCTTCTATAGTTGGCTGCACAATCATTATTGGACAAGGATCTTGATGTATGTGATATGCAATAACGTGATTTAAAATTTTAGAATATCCAACTCTTGCTGACTTCATTACTGTGACCTGCTCGATATTAGGATTAGTAATCGCATCCATAATACCTTTCTGATAAGGCAGTGTTCTCCAGCGACCACCTTCAGCAGAACTTTCTACAGACAAATATGCATACTCATCCGCCCATTCACTAAGACTAAGTTTTTTAGGCGGTCTAAATGCTTCTAACGCAGCTTTCTCTAGCTCTTGGATATTTGTCATGCAGCCTGTGTATCAGCTATCTCTTCCAAAGACTCTCTAACAATATCTTCCAAACAATTCATAGCAGACACATCTAAATCAGGTATGCGTTGTTTTGCCTTACTAGGTATGCCTAATACTTTTGTCTTAGCTAATGCGATTAACTGTAACCATGTTGCTTTTACTTCTTTGCTATCTACAAGCTGTTCTTCTTTCTGCTTGCGTTCTATCTCTAACAACTCTGCTTTTAGATGTTCTGTTCTTGCACGACTTTCTTCATATGCAGGGATATCTGAAACAACTGCCTTCTGCCGTGGCTTGTGATAATTATTAGCTTTCTTCATCTGATTAGGATGATATGTCTTTTCCCAATCTTCTACAAAAGCATCCTTATCTAACATAACTTTTCCATCATTATCTACAACAGGAGTAAGTCTGCCCTGGTTAATAGCTTTATATACCGCCTGTGGAGTTACGTTCTTTAATCTTGCTGCTTCTGACCTACTAATTAGTGCCATGCGATTTTTTGTAACTGTCTTGAGGTTACATTAGCAAAACATTTGTAGTCGTGGTATAATTCCGCATTTTTATTGAGAAATATTTGCTTATTGAGAATAGATTTTGTAACCAGATTGTTATATTGGGCGATTTTGTAACTACATTGTAAATTTTGTGCCTAGAAAAATTTT